ACAGATGCATAGCGCAATGTTTCCTCTATGGTATCGGCTTCATAATTGCCAGTTTCTGCATCGTATTCTCCTGGTGTGATCTTCCGGAAATAAATCGGTGTATCGTATCTCACAGGAATTTCACCCGCCCTTTCGTAACCTCTTTCTGACTGTCCAGATATGCCTGTATATCATCCATATACCCGGCAAAATCATTTGAAGACCAGGACTGACTTTCTCCCTCTACGGTATGGGAAGAAAGCCCCTCTGATCCGATTTTATTGAATCGAATAACTGAAACATCCAAAATAATGTAACTCATTTCCTCTGGTGGTTCTAAACCGCCAAGCAGAAACTTTAACCGCCTCTTTGTGGCATCCAGAATCAAGTTCAGCTTTTTATCCTGAGACGTATCGTTCTCCTGTATTCCAAGCAACATTTTCAGATTTTCCAGCATATCCCCACCTCATTACTTTCCGGCAGTTTCTTCCACTTTTTCAATCAGCGGAACTCCCTGTTTGTTTTTCTCTCCGGCAAGCTCCTCAAGTCTTGCATTTGTCACTTTTACACCTTTCCGGGGAAATGTATCCCCCGGATGGTATTCATGATCCGCATCATGCAGATCTGTAAAATATTTGATTACTTTATACATTGGCAGCCTCCTACGCTCCTGCATTTACAGTAACGGTAACATCTCCGGAACGAACAGCCTTATAGTTCTGATCACACTCAACCAAAGTAATGTGATGAGCTGCTGTTGACGCAATCTCGGATTCACCATCCCATTTAGACCAGCCTTTCACATCCATGCCATAAGTCACAGAAGTTGCCGCTGTTGCATCTTTGTACTTCCAGCAGTTTTTCGGAGACATAAGCTGCTCTTTTACGGTAAGTTTCGTTTTACCTGTCTCTGAACCTGCTGCAGATGTCACATTGAGAGTTCCAAGTGTCTGTGTATCAGATCCACCAACAGAAATATAGGAAATCGCATCCAAATATTCACAGAACAGGCGCAGACCCATAATAGCGAACATGTCCGAAATAGCTCTTTCATAAGTACCCTGTACATGGAATCCGATGAATCCGGTTGTGGAATACTGCAGACCAGCTTTTACAAACTCAGAATCGCCCGGATCAACATAATATACAATCATGTTGTTGAGCGGAGTTGCAATAACCACACCTTCCGGAATCTGCGATGTCATAAACACAACATCTGCTCCCATGAAGTTTTTCATGTATTTAAAACCAAACGCTGTCTGTACGGTGATATCTGCCGCGCCAAGATACTTATACACATCAAGAGTGTTTACCCATACAGCGACACCGGTTGCTGTACGTTTCATTTCCTGGAACTTATTTACAACCTTTCCGATTGCCATCGCAAAAGCCATCTGCCATGTAGATTCATGGCCAACAAGGGAACCCGCTTTTAACTGTGCATAGAATCTATCGGATACTACATTGGTCAGATCAGATTTAAATTCCTCATCTGTGGACTGTACCGCCGCATCATAGCCTCTCTCTGCGATCGCTTCAAGAGAAACACTTTTACGGTATTTCTCGATTTTAATGGTATCGAAGTTCTGCTCCTCTACCGTGTACTGAGATAACGGGATCTCATCACCTTCCGGAACGTCACCAGACTGTAAGGTACCTTTTACTTTCTTTGTCTTTAATACGGATCCGTTCTCTTTGCGAATCATTCTGGTGATTCCCAGAATATCCAGTAATGCCTGCAGATTCTTACCAAAAGATGTGACAAAGTCAATTTCTCTAGCTCTTACCTGAATCTGGTCCTGTCCTGTTAAACCTGCTGGTGCCGCAAACACCTGCAGTCCTAATTTTTCAATATTATGCATTCTCTGTATCTCCTTTACTGAAATAACTCCATATTCTCTGCAATCAAACGCTGTCTCTCCGCAGGATTTGTGATTGCCAGAATCTGATCTTTTGTCATGTTTCCTTTTCCACCACTTCCTGCCTTTGGTGGATTTCCTTTCAGTGCATCTTTCACTGCCGCCTGCACTGCTGCCTTGTACATCTTCGCAAAGGCCTCAACGGCTGTTTTGGTATCCTCTGCATTTTCAGATACCAGATGTCCCAGAAGTTCATCCGGGATATTGATTTCTTCGTCAGCCAGCATCTTCCGCGCTGTCTTTGCCATCTCTGTGATTGCATTCTGACGTTTCAGATCAGCCAGTTCCTTTTCCAGTTTCTTATTCTGGTACTGTGCCTTTTCCTCTTTTGTCATCTTAGCCAGTTTTTCCGCTTCTGACAGCTGGTCGTTGGTCAGCGCCTCCCACTTCTCCTGTGCTTTGGTCACTGCTGTGTTGACTGCTTTCTGTACTCTGCGGTCAAACTCTGCCTGATTTCCCTCACCCTTTAAGAAATCATCAAAAGATAATGCGCCGTTATCTCCAGAACCTGTGCCAGCTCCACCACCGTCTCCATCTCCGGATCCGCTGCCATCTCCACCACCGTCTGCAAATAACTGCAGGTTGCTCATTGGAACTCTCCAATGCATATTCATAAATTTCATAAGTTACCTCTTTCTGCTCCAACCCATTCACTTAAGCCCAGGTCATTGCGTCGAACCATAGTTTTACGACATTCCGGTCACATCAGTTACACAATCCGAATATTTTCCGGAAATTCATTAACAATCAACTGAATGCCAATGAAAAAGGAATCTACCAGAGTTTTTGACTTTTCTGATAAATTCCCATATTTTATATCAACCCATCCGGGACTGATATCGTATTTTATTTCATCTTCTGTCAGATCCTCCACAGATTTGATCAGTGTCTGTGCCAATGCCGTTGCGCCGGCGCAAACAATATCATATCCAAATGCCGCATATCCCGCATGCCCTGATATTGTCACACCATCGTCACGGACGTTCACTTCAATCAAATGCACCACCTCCTGTCGTTCCGGTCATTCCCTGCCGGTGGGAGATATTCTGGATCACCGCCTTTCTACTTTGGATTGGTTTTCTTGCGTCCTTTTGACTTTTCTACCGGTGCCGTTTCTTCCGGAGTTTTCTCTGCATCTTCTTCCGGAGTTTTCTCTGGAACTTCCTCTGCTACTTCTTCCGCAGTTTCTTCTACATATTCTTCTGCCACTTTGGCTCCGATTAGAACCTTGGCGCGCTCCTCAGCGCGTTCGATGATAGTGCCGGCGGCAATATCAATATCTTCTTTTCTGTCATGATAGGTTGTTGTTACTTTTAATTTCATGTTTCTATTCCTCCTTACTCAAGATTGATACCTTCCTGTAATGCTCTGGTTTCCAGGACTCTCAGATACTCGCCCATGTAACGCTTCTGTTCCATAAGCAGAGCTTTCGGGCATGTTGGTGTGAATTCCAGCTTACCAGCATCCCACTTCACCAGCATTTTGTGCAGGCCATCGTGTCGGATCTTG